CAACTTCTGCGGAGCCATCACAGGCAGCAAATTCGTCAGGATACGTGTAAGCTTCAATAGAACCTTCCCACTCTTCAGCCGACATCAAGTTAAGATACTTAATGTTATCAGCATAAATAGCAGAAGTTTCCGCGCCACTCGGACTTTCGGTCACAGTGGTTAAGCCATTCCACGCAACACCTTTATCGTAGGTGCCAGCTTCAGACATCGGGAAGAGGACACCTTTGGAAACGCCAGTTTCATACAAGCGTTTTCCGCTCTCATCCCAAACAAGTTTTGCCATTATTTTAACCTCCTATGATTAATAGAAAATGGTAAACACGTCGTGGTTTAAATTGTCGGAGACATAATGACGATTAAATCTCGCAGTTTTAAACGTAGACATTTTGTCGACTATCGAACAATCCGGATCTGAATCTATGACAGTTACTCTGTAAAAGTAGCTTTGCCCATAAACATTGTTATTAGCAAAAGTATTATTTATATCGTATCTTTCATAAACAATAGCCGGATATTTTATCTTCAAAGACTCAGGTGGTTGAAAGTACACTTGATCTGATCCGAGGATGCTTTCCAGCTCCTTTTGAAGTTTAAGTCTTCTGTCCATTGTATTCGTCCCCCAGAGTCAATATAAGTCTAGGGTACTGCACTTCAACGGTGAGTACTTTCCATGCAATACCCATGAACTTAGCGTATTTAATCGAATGGAAATTCTGTGAGGCGTAAGGATCAGCTATGATACTTATTTGATTGGAAATAGATATGTTGTCATTGACTCCTCCGGAGTTTTCAGATTTTTTACTATTGTGAATGATATCACCATAAGCTATTTTTTCAACAATGGTATCCTTCATAACTCCGGGTTTTATCTTGACAGTTTCAGCGTACCCTATAGGACCACAAAATCTAGCCATTTTGATTTAAACTAGAATCAGCCCTGAGCAGCAACCTTTTCTTCGTAAACGATTGCCGAATACGGAGTGACCAAAGCGCCAGAGCAACGAGTCTCGATAAGGTACTTCTGCTTATTGTAGTCGATATCAAAGTCATCAAACATGTTGATAGCTCCGCCTTTATCGGCACCAATATTGTAGTCAGCAAGGTTGACAATGATGCCAAGGAGATTATAAGTATCAGCCCCCTCAGTCCGTTTGACACCTTCCATAACCGGAACCGAGATGATTTCGCTAACGCGAAGAGCAGTAGCAAGTTCAGCTTCGGTCTGATAGATACGACGGCCAGTGCTATCCTTCAAAAGAAGGAGCGAGCTGAGCATATCTTCAGTCGTGTAAAGAGCCGGATTGCCCGAGCCTTTATAGTTCTTGCGCGAACGAACAACTTCATCGATGAAAGCATTAGCCTTCACAGTATCCGTAGCGCCGGCAGCCGGAGTAAGAATATCCTTGATCGCATAGGTCGTATCATCACCGTAAATCGGACGAATGTGAAGCGGATCAATCTTATCATCGGAGCTCGAAGCACGGCCATCACCGATAAGAACCGCGCGAGCGATTTCCTCATCAAGCATGGCGCGCATTTCGGATTTAATCCAAGCAACAACATCGAACTCAGTGATATCAATGACATCATCACGATCCATGCTCTGATGCTTGTAAATGGTTTGCGGTTCAGTCTTACGCTTTAACGCACTGATGACCTCGTCAACCTTCTGCTTGCCTTTGATATAACCTCTAGCCCGAGCATCATCCTCGGTGATGTTAGCAGCAGTGGACTTAACTCTCGAGAAAGGAGTATGGTGAACACCATTCATGACTTTCTTGACCCAGTCCATGTTCCGACTGATAAGAATCGGAGCACCATTAGCAGGTTGAGCTTCCGGATAGAGATACTCAACATTCGTGATAGAATGCTTAAGGAAGGCATTCTTCATGGAGCCTTCGTCCTTAGCATCCTGCAGAATAGCAGCAAATTCAGAATGAGTTAACTCATTCTTTCCCTCATCTTCAGTCTTGTTCGTCTCGTCGTCGCCTTCAAAAGCGTTATGATGAATAGCCATATCTTGGCCCTCCTTTGGATTTTCATCTTCGACACCTTCAATCTTCTCGCCAGCTTTGCCTTTTTCATAAGCACCGCCAACAAGAATGTCAACCGCAGCCTTCTGCTCCTCATTCAGAGTTGCATAAACTTCGGCGACAGTCTTCTCACCCGCACTAGGTGCTGGTTTCTGTTCCGGATTCGGATTTTCAGCCATATGTTCTAGATCCCCCTTTTCCTTTGGATCTTTCTTTGGAGCCGGATCACCACAAGAGTGCTCCAATTCCAATTCAGAGTCATTGTAAATCAATGCCCCGTCTTCAGACTCATCTCCGTGCATCATAACATTTTCGATAGATGCACCTGGGTTTGCCCCAGCTAAAACTAAACTAACTTCTCGAATGATACCGTGAGTGACATTGGGTCCTTCTTGCTTTAACTGATTGGCATAGATGGATAATGAGCAAATATCATGGTGCATAATCAATTGCTTTGCCGTTTTGGCATTATCAGTATCGTTTAAGAAGCAATATGCATAAACACCATTATCACGATTCTCAAGTAAGGCATGACCAAGAACATTATCAGAATTTTCATGATCATGGTTCCAAACAAGAGGAACGACTTGCCCATCATTTGCTTTGAAAGCGTCTTTTTTCAAGACCCTTCCATCAGAGCATTTAATGTCATTCTTAGTAGCCCATCCGGAGAAATCACACTTATCTTTTTCTTCAGCCATTTTGATTTGTGTACTCCTTTGGTTTATTATTGTGGTTCATTGGTAGCCGGACCGTCTCCACTTGGTTGTTGAATTTCTTGAGGCGAACCAGATTCAGGCTGATTGATGTTCTTATTGCTTAACTCATCAGCTTTAGGATCATTAGATGGCTTCATTCCTAGCATCTGACGCATTTCGTTCGATGATACAATGGCATTTCTGGTAAGTTTATCAGCAAAGTCAGGTATCGTTTGAAGCGGAATGTATTTCATAACATCAGGGAAGTAAGTTATCTTTTGGTTCTGAGTTCTAGCCGTCTTAGTAAGAAACTTTCTAGTCATCTCGAGTGATATTGCAGACATAATAGGTTGCAAGGTTCTAACTCGGTAATTGTTCATAGTGTTGGCGTCAGCAGTTCCATCCATTATTGAAGTTGTTATACCTAACTGGCTATATAGCATACTCGTTAAGTATTGAACTTGCGTTAACAGATTGTTTTCAACTGGCCTATTCAACTGAGTTATATGCTCAGTACCATCCGTATAAGCAATACCAAATTTTGAAGATGCTAACTGATTCTCTATGTCTTTGCGGCGCTCCTCGGCTTGAGTTTTCCGCAACTCTGTCTTAATGACATAGGGCAACTGAATTATTAAATCCAGTTTTCCTGAGCCAGATTGCTGGTCTATGACATCAAGAAGATTAAGCTTTAACATTAAACGTTTGGCGACAGAGTTAGGTTCATTAACAACCGCATAAAAGGGATTCTCTATAAGCGCAGTATTTCGCTTAGGAACTATAAGATTTTCCCTTTTACCTAAACGGTCATTATAGACCTCAACTTTAACATTGTCTGGATACCATTGCAATATTTTTCCAACACGAAAACTGTCAATATCCCAAGAGTCTGAATTTTGAGGATTTATCGTGGTATCGATAGGAACTACTGCAATATTGCCTTCGCCAAATAACGACAGAACAACCTCTTGAATAAAGGCTCTAGCAGTCTGATCTTTATTTGCCTCTAAAGACAAACAACGATTCAAATGTGAGTCTATATCCTCTAAATATCTTCCATTGCCATCGACTCTGGCGTGGTGCAAAATATAATCTGCACAATCCATTGCTATTCGATTATAAATCGGGGTAACAATAGATGCTTCGTTTCCGTAAGGAAGATAATAGCGAGAAGGATTGTAATAGGATGTCTCGCCTAGTGAAGAATAACGATTACCATAATACTCATTTTCTTCTTCGGAATTCGTAAAGGCATTCCATGCATGCTTTATTCTAGTAAAAATATCCATCTAGGTTACCTCCTTTGAGTCAACTGCTAAACGAATAGGAGGACGGGATATCTCAGATGTATTACTGATTATCATATTTCACATCCTTGACAGCTTTATTTTCGGTAAGCATCTTATTACCAAAATGCTTCCCAAGCATAGCTCCACCTTTTCCACCAATGGACATGCCACCAACAGCACCTAGCAATCCCCCACTAATAAGAACAGCATAACCTACTTTGACTCGTTTGTCGCTTATAGGTTTATCTTTGTTAGCTACGAGAAGAATACTTCTGGCTGCTTTATAGCCCTCATTGGCTCCAATACCAGCCCCAATAACTTGGCCAACAACTTTTCCTCGCTTAGCCATTTTGTCAGTATATTCCTGGTCAGTTTCCATTTTGGCTTTACCAGATTTTATGTCTTGCATTTCTTTTTTAGTATAATCATAATTGCCATCAGCAGGTTGCTCAAGCGGTTTTCGATGGCCCCACTTCATTCCGGGAATACCATGATGGTATAGTTCTCTCGTCTCTAAATAATCTGGATTCATGATTATTGCTCCGTTCTGTTGGCACTATAGCCATTCTTAAGCATCACTAATTTAGGTGCAAGTTTATTTCCTAGAAGACCACCAATAAGAGCACCGCCAACAATGCCAACTCCTTTATTCCTAGATATGGAATTAAGCGCGTTTTTGGTTCCACCACTCGGTCTTCCAGTTATCTTATAGCCACCATAAGCTCCTAAAATTGCTCCGCCTATCGCAGCAAGACGACCCGCTCTATCAGCTTTTGCTTGGGCATCTACTAATTTTTTGTCTTCTTTCTGTCTAGCCTTGTCTAAGCTTTTTCCTGATAAAACTCGGTCGTTTAAACGGTCCGCACCATTAATTCCGTATTTTGATTGGTCCTTAGAAAATTGACTATCTGTGTATCGAGTTACTTTAGTTCCGAATTTTCTTTTTCCAAGTTCAGTCAGAGTTCCATTTTCATTCTGATATTTTCGGTGACCCCACTTCATTCCGAGAATTCCGAAATGGTAGAGTTCACGAGTTTTTAAATAGTCTTCGCTCATAGGAATGCCTCCTTATTGTTTTTATAAGCGACAAAAGCGTCTAGCAAAGCGGAAACATTATCAATTTTATCTTCGTAATGCTTCTTGAATAATTTTCGATTACCATTGGTATCTTCGACAGCAATACAGTTTCCCATCGAGAAAGACATAAGAGATTCATCAAACAAAAGCAGTCCTTCTTCGGAAAGTTTCTTTAACTCTCCTAAAGGAACAGATTCTGTTTTAGAACCTTGAATAACTTTTTCAATTCCAAATGGGCCATTCTCCGCTTGCCAACGATCTATGAAATCTTTAGCATTATATGGGTCAAATCCTAATGAGCGAACATCGTACTTTTTGTCCGATATATGCTTTTCAAGATCTTCATATACAGAATCCATATCGAGAATAACCCCATCCATAACAATAAGAGTTCCCTCATTCATGAATTCCTGATATTTGCATCGCATAGCGGTAGGAAGTTTCTCAAATGTGGTCGAAGTAATATAGCTTCGAACTTTTATCCCAAAAGACTGATCTGCTAATGGGAACATAAACGTAAAAGCACAGAAATCGTTTCCCTTTGACAAATCTGCTCCTAAAGAGCAAGGAAGACTCCAATATTCTCTTTTTGGGAGATGCGGAAGCGTTTCCTCGTAAGTAAAGTAATAAGTGTAACCCTCCAAAGGAAGACCAAAACGTTTAGCAAGAATATCATTCTTAGCTGCTGGAGCTTTTTCGGCTCGTTCAACATCCAATTGGTATGTCTCGTAAGTAACGGTCTTTCCAAGATTTGGATTTGCTTTTACCCACATCTCAGGTTTACCAACTTCGTCTATAGAATCAAGTTTGTAATAGAAAATGGAAACGTGCGGGTTAATGTACTCACCTTTAAGTATCTTCATTAACTCCATTTTGATTGTATCACCGACTCCGTTTCGAACGGTTCCTTCAGAAGAAGTTGCAACAATTAAATAGTCGTCGACCTTTGAAGCTCCCTGCTCTATAGCGCCAACAACATCATCGTGAACATCGCCAGAAAGCCATTCATCAATGGTTGCAACTTTGCACCGAAGACCTTGAAGCTTATCAATTTGCATTGGGCGAATCTCAAGCAAAGATCCTGTTAAAAAGTTTTCAATACCTTTTTTAGTTGACGCAAGTTTAACTCTATCGGCTTTAGAACCTGTTGTATTCTGCAAAGATCCATTAGTCAAAAACTTAAATAGTGGTCCACGTGATCTTGTTATAGAAGTTCTAATCGGAGATAAAATTTCTTCGGCTTGTTTCATTGTAGGAGCAGTCGTAACTTGGTATGTTGTCGTTGTATCAATATTCAAAAAATAGTTTTGAAGGCAAGACCCATACATTGATTTGGCAGCACCTCTTGCTATAATAAGATACTGTTTATTAATCAACCGTTTTTTTATGTAGTGTTTAACGTAATGGCCACCGTGTCCATCTGGGTTTGGCTCGAACACACTTCGTTCTACAAAATAGTACCAACCAAATATTTCTTCGGCCCATAATTTAAATGTGTCAAGAAGTTTAAGGTCACTGCCATCGGTTAACGTTAATTCGTTTTCGCAAAATTTAATGAAACCCTCGACAGCATCCTCATCATAGTAAACTCCTGGATTTGCTATTAATTGGTCAATTCGATTCATCTCCAAAGCTATTTCGTGGCAAATAGGAAGACTTCCACTCATGACCGCTTCTCTAAAACGGCCATAATATTTTGGTACAGCCGTATTAGATAACGACATAAGATAATCCTCTTTATACTTTGGAAGAAGCTTTTTGAGCTACTGAAGCTACTTTCTTTTTTGCAGCTTCTTTTGGAAGATCAGTATAAGTATTAGCTCCTAAGGTTCCTCCAGTAGCCAAAAGTGTTCCAATTGTTCCAGAAATTAATGCAGTAGTAACTGCCTTTCCAATATTTTTTTGTTTTCCTTTCTTTGACAAAGCAGGCTCAATAAAATGATCAGTTTTAAATTTTCTGAATAGGAAGGAAGCAGCTGCTGAACCTAAAAAAGACGCTCCTAATTTTATAGCAGTATCTCTATTTAATGATCTTCCTGGTTGTGTAGTCCCAGTCAAATTTCGATAAGTATTTTCAGCATTTATTCTTTGATTTGATTTATTAAGATCCTCTAATGACATATTGCTAGGATTTTTTCGTGTCCCATCGTCATTATAACGGGCTTTTCCGGCCTCAGTTAATGTCCCATCATCGTTTTGATATCTTCGAATACCCCACTTCATTCCTTGAATACCAGAATGATAGAGTTCTCGAAAAGAAATATAATCCTCTCTCATATAGGCCTCCTTAATATTGCCCAACTTGGGTATAGATACGGTATTCGTATTCTTTTATGTTAGCTTGTATAGCCGACATAACGGTTTGACTTGAAGGAGGATCAAATAAAACTCGAACCTTTAAACAAACATAAGTCTGTATGAGATTTAAGTTAACATCGTCTTTAACGATTGAACTCCATCCTTCAGAATATCCTTTTATCTGAATCCCAGATCCATCACCAACACCAAGT